CACTATACTCTTAATAGAGTTCTACAAATCTTACAAGAATACTATTCATGAAGAAACGCAATCTTAAAGTTCTAATACAAGACATAGAAAAAGCACTAGCAGAATTAAAATCTGAAGTTTATTCTGACACTGGTGCGTATCGTATAAGTAGTGATAGTGATATAACTACTTCTTATCGTGACATCAACGACGAAGACGGACTCTGCGATTGATTATGAAAATCCCTGGTTATGTGAAGGTTCAACTTTCACTTCTGACAATATTGGCGATTTCTTCGGTTTCGTCTACCGCATTACAAATCTACAAACAGGTAAGCAATATATCGGAAGGAAATACTTTTGGGCATTCAGAACTCCAAAGGGTAAAAAAAGAAAACAAAAGCAAGAATCAGATTGGAAAAAATACTATGGATCTTGCCCAGAATTAAAAGAAGATTTAAAATTGTACGGTAAACTACAATTTAAAAGAGAGATGATAAGCCTACATACAACGAAGGGTCAATGCAATTATGAAGAGACCCGACAACTGTTTATCAATAACGTACTTACGGAGGCAACGAACGATGGAACCCCTGCATACTACAATTCAAACATTCTCGGTAGGTACATGCGTAAAGACTATTTTAAAGGTTGACATAAAACGAGCGTAGAAGTATAATCCTTAGGTAGTTGAGACACCTCCCATGGAAGATCAATCCATTAATGAAGCAATCCTAGATGTGCTGATAGATCGTCTGCACTCTATGGCAGAAAAGGAAGAAAACTCAACTCCCTCTGGGTCAGTAGCTCAGTGGAAAGAGCAACTGCCTTCTAAGCAGTCGGTCGTAGGTTCGATTCCTACCTGACCCGTTGCCTTCGGGCATTTCGGTCTACACAGGTAAGTAAAATGACTACAGCACAACTTTTTGCATCGTCTATTGATATTCTTCACGAAGCAGTCGATAGACAAATTATGCTTGACACCGAGTATCCTATCATCTATAATCGAATTGTACGATTTTATGAGGACAAAGGTGTTGATTTCTATGGTGATGTAGATGAGGATTATGATATCCTTCTCAACAAACTTGAACAAGACCTATTTTATTATGAGCAAAGTTGAAACTATCTTGGAGCGATTTCCATATCGCTACATAAAAGTTGGGAAACTCGATAATGGGTTTCCTGATTATCGTATTCAAAAATACAATGAATACTCAGAAAGATACAGAGACATGTATCTATTAGACAATAGCATCCAACTGGACGCAGCGATAGAAGACTTTGAATATACAAAGTGGCTTGATCCTGATCCAGAGGTAGGTGCTTACATAAAGAACACATGACCGCACTAATCATCATCGTAGTGCTCATTGCAGCAGCAGGTGCACTAATACGATACTACGACCCCCATAACTAACATGGATACACAGGCAATGACACTAGGAGGAGGCACTCCTGACGACATTCAAGCACAAAGAGACAAGATTCCAGACGTTGTACGAAAGGAAACTACTGTCTTAACTGATTCTCTTAGGAAAGAATTGAAACAATTAATTAATGAAGTTTTAGATGAAAGGGAATTGCAAGTAAAACTTAATGGTCCTTATGATTTCCCAGAGTATGATGGGAATCTGGATTTTAGTATAAATACGTCAGGTCAGGATGTCATCACATTCTCCTAGTCTTTGCCAATAGACTTTAAACTAGATGGTTTTCAGCGAGATCGACATTTATATTCCGTCGAACTATTGCTATAAAAGGGTTATGCTACACACATAACCCTTTTTTATTATTCTTATAAGAAAAGATGATATATCAAATCTCTTGACAAATGTTAAAACATTATATATAATTGTAACAGTTCTTCACAATTAGTAACATGATCACAACAGAATCAGGTGGAAGGCAGAACGCATTCCCTATCGAGACTCGTCCTTATCTTGATGAATCATATGAGGGATACGGTCCTAACGCTGAGAAACTCAATGGTCGTCTTGCTATGCTTGGTCTTGTAGCAGGTTTCGTCTCTTACATTTCAAGCGGAAGTTTCTTTTTCTGGGGAATCCTCGGATTCTAGGAAAAATCAATTTATGTAAACCAACACCCCTTTTAAAACAATGACTCCAGAAGCAGAAAAGTTTAACGGTTGGGCAGCAATGCTTGGCTTCGTAGCAGCAGTAGGTGCATACGCAACTACAGGACAAATCATTCCAGGTATCTTCTAATGAAAAGATATCCTGTACCACTTAAAGTTGTGCCATACATCTTTATGTTGGCATTAGGAACAAGTACACTTACCACCGCATTCGTATAATGAAAAAAGAAATCGAAAAGGAAAAGATTGTTGCAGAGAAATTAAATGGCAGACTTGCCATGCTCGGCATCATCGCAGGTTTAGGTGCTTACCTAACAACTGGTCAAATTATTCCTGGTTTCGTATAATGAAACACTGGGTATTTGCAGAAAAATTAAATGGTAGACTAGCAATGATTGGTCTACTAGCAGCAGTAGTGAACTATGGTTTCACTGGTTGGATTGCACCAGGTTTTTTCTAAACATGTATGTAGATCAATCAACATGGGTTAATACAATTCTATTTCCGTTTATGCCTGTCATATGCGTGTTTATAGTAAGTTTCTTAATGCTTGGTGATCTTCCATGGGACGATGACGATGATGACGATGATGACACAGGTGGAGGTATTATGATACCTGCCTACGTTCCATCAGGTGCTTGAATTCTTAACATTTATTAATCAGTATCAACAAATACAAAAGTATTATAAAGATTACTGATAAATTATTAGGTGTTGAAATTAAAGGTAAATTAAATGCCAAATCCTAATGCCCTTTATGAGGACATGGAAACTCTCAATATGCTCTACGAAGAGATGATGTGGGATCCAGACAAAGAATTAGAATTCAAAGCAGATTACGCAAACAACCGAATTATTGTAAAATGCAAAGAGGAGAGTTGATCTCCTCTTTTTTTATACATAATAATATGAGTTTGACACGATTATTATGTCCGCAGACAAAGAGAATTTAATTAGATGGGTTGCAACACGCAAGGTAGATGGGGAAATTGAATACCTTGTATCCCATACCACATGGTCACCTGACAAAAGATTTGCAAAAGTATTTGATACAAAGACACAGGGTTCAAAATATATGAGAGAAGTAGGTTTTAAAGGAACTGTCAGGAAGTATTGACGAATAAGAAAAACTAGAGTATAGTAAACGTAAATAATATTATCATCTTATGTTTGCTATTTTAGGTGACGCTGCTAATGCGTACAATGCTATTCCTTGGAGCGATGCTCTCCCATTTTCACTTTGTCTTATTGCACTCTATTGGGTCAAGGTACAGATAGATACCAGAGCAGGTCTCGGTAAAAAGAAATCAAGAGAGTTGAAAAAAATTATAGTTGACGCTATAGTAGAAGGACACAGGCAAGCACACAAATCATGATAGAACTCCTCCTCTCCTTAACTCCTGTTGATTATCAGCATCTTGCAAAAGTAGTTTCAGTTGAAGCAGCAAGAGGAACTAAGGATGAATATTGCGTTGCTGCATCTGTTCTTAACAGAGTAGTATCTGATCAATATCCAAATACAGTAGAGGAGGTTGTTAATCAACCTGGTCAATATGAAGGAGTAAAAAAAGATACTCCTTTTGCACCAGAGTTGGCGACACTATTTCAATCCATTGAAGGGCAGACAGATATTATAAGGGCATCCTTTATCATTGGTGATAGAACCGATTTTAAAGGACAGAGTATGCTCAAGTATCGAGTTGCAAATGAAGACCCTATGTGTCACCCTAAAGGAAACTTTTTCCATTACAACAATCAAGTATGACAATTAAAGCATCAGACAAATTACCTTATGATGAATGGTTTGATGACAATCCACTAAAAGATACAAAATATATTGAGAAACCAGTTTATGAATCGTGCGACATTTCTATACACAAACAAATGTACGATTTTGCAACAAGAATGATAAGTAAGATAGGAGGATCAGAGTATAGGTATTGATACTCAATAAGCAAACCTTATAACAATCATTAAGGAATGTTATCTAATTTACCCCTTGACAAGGTTACAAAACTTCATATATAATACATGCACAGGTGAGGGTTTCCTCACTTTTTTATTACACACTCCTCTTAAACCGAGACCTATAGGGAGTCTAATACCTCGTCTCTAATATCCATCAGTGAAGGGATTGATGGAAATAAAGTATCGCACTACCCTTTGTGCCCTACTTAAACTTACGTCCTAATGACAACTTCAAATTTAACTCGCAGTAGACAGGGTGGTCTTCTACAAGGTTGGCCAGAATTCTGCGAATGGGTAACATCTACAAACAACAGAATTTATGTTGGTTGGTTTGGTGTTCTAATGATCCCATGTTTGCTCACAGCAGCAGCATGTTTTATCGTTGCATTCATTGCAGCACCTCCAGTCGATATCGACGGAATCAGAGAACCTGTAGCAGGTTCATTCATGTATGGTAACAACATCATTTCTGGTGCTGTTGTACCTAGTTCAAACGCAATCGGACTACACTTCTATCCTATTTGGGAAGCAGCAACTCTAGATGAGTGGTTGTATAATGGTGGTCCTTATCAGTTGGTTATCTTCCACTTCCTAATCGGAATTTCTGCTTACATGGGCAGACAGTGGGAACTATCATACAGATTAGGTATGAGACCATGGATTTGCGTAGCATATTCAGCACCTGTATCTGCAGCATTTGCAGTATTCTTAGTGTATCCATTCGGTCAGGGATCTTTCTCAGACGGTATGCCTCTAGGTATTTCAGGTACGTTCAACTTCATGTTCGTGTTCCAAGCAGAACACAACATCCTAATGCATCCTTTCCATATGGCAGGTGTAGCAGGTATGTTCGGTGGTAGTCTCTTCAGTGCAATGCACGGTAGCTTAGTTACATCTTCTTTAATTAGAGAAACTACAGAAACAGAGAGTCAAAACTACGGCTATAAGTTTGGACAAGAAGAAGAAACATACAACATTGTAGCTGCTCATGGTTACTTTGGTCGTCTTATCTTCCAGTA